TTTTTCGAAATGCAGATAGACCTAGAAAAGATAAACAGATTACCGCCTGACGTAAGAGACAGGTTCAAAAAGATCCTAGTAAAGTATAAGGAAGAGGACAGAAAAGAGGCCGCACAAAAAGACTTCCTATCTTTTACAAAGGCCATGTGGCCTGATTTTATAGAGGGCTCACACCATAAGATTATTGCAGATAAATTTAATAAACTTGCATCGGGTGAAATCAAAAGACTAATTGTGAATATGCCACCAAGGCATACAAAGTCTGAGTTTGCCTCAACCCTGTTGCCTGCATGGATGATAGGTAAGAATCCTAAACTTAAGATAATTCAAACCACGCACACAGGAGAACTTGCAGTGCGTTTTGGCCGTAAGGCAAAAACATTGATTGATAGCCCTGAGTATCAAAATGTGTTTCAAACAAGACTAAGAGAAGATAGCCAAGCAGCCGGTCGCTGGGAAACTGCACAAGGCGGCGAGTATTTTGCAGCAGGTGTCGGGGGAGCTATCACAGGTAGAGGTGCAGATTTATTGATTATAGATGACCCGCATTCGGAACAAGACGCACTTAACATGGGTGCATTAGAGAAAGCATACGAGTGGTATACTTCAGGACCACGACAGCGTTTACAACCAGGTGGAAAAATAGTTTGCGTTATGACAAGATGGAACGTAAAAGACCTGACAGGAATTCTCATAAAGAACCAATCTGAACCCAAATCTGATCAATGGGACTTGGTAGAGTTTCCGGCAATCATGCCGAGTGGTAAACCTGTATGGCCGGAATACTGGAAGCTAGATGAACTGGAATCAGTTAAAGCATCCTTATCACTCGGCAAATGGAATGCACAATGGATGCAGAATCCAACCTCTGAAGAAGGTGCGATTATAAAACGTGAGTGGTGGCAGAACTGGGATAAAGAAAATATCCCAACACTTGATCATGTAATACAAAGTTATGATACTGCATTCATGAAAAAAGAATCTGCCGATTACTCTGCAATTACTACATGGGGTATCTTTAGAGATAACGAAGATAGTCCACCACAAATGATTTTACTAGATGCAGTCAAAGATAGATTAGAGTTTCCTGAACTAAGAAGGATTGCAAAAGAACAATATGATTACTGGGAACCTGAAACTGTTTTAGTTGAGGCCAAGGCATCTGGTTTACCTTTGACATACGAACTAAGAAACATGGGTATACCTGTTGTGAACTTCACACCATCAAAAGGTAAAGATAAACATACTCGTGTTAATTCTGTTGCACCGCTGTTTGAAAGTGGTATGATATGGGCTCCTCTGGATAAGCAGTTTGCACAGGAGGTTGTTGAAGAGTGTGCTGCGTTTCCATATGGTGATCATGATGACTTAGTTGATAGTACCACACAAGCTATCATGAGATTTAGGCAAGGTGGTTTGATAACCCATCCAGAAGATTATCAGGATGAAAAACTACCAAGGAGAAGGTATAAATATTATTGGTAAAATTATGTCAGCGTTAACAGATAAATATTCAAAAAATTTTAGTCCATCAAAAAAGAAAGAGTTTGAAAAAAGAGTGTTCGAAGAGCTCGGCGGTATGTCAGAGTTATCTGCTATATTGTTAGTTTTAGAAGAAATGCGTAGAGAAGGTAAAGCTGACGGAGGATTAGTAGAATTATTAAAACTATGACATTCACATTTAAACACCCTAGTAAATACAAGAAACTTTCAACAGGAGCACCTCCTAAGTCTGGCCCGACTCCTCAAGGGTTGAATATTGATTATAATACTGTTAAGACGGTGAAACTGGAGAAAACAAATGGCAGAAATAGACAAAGCTTTACCGAACGTAAAGCAGACAATAAACGTACCTAGCCCTGAAGAAGTAGCAGCAGACGTACAAGATCAGCAACGAGAAGAAGCTGAAAACCAACCATTAGAAATACAACCTAACGAAGACGGCAGTGTAGATATAAACTTTGACCCATCTGTTGGAAGTCAAGAGCAAGGCATGGATCACTTTGCAAATCTTGCAGAGTTATTGCCAGATGAAGTATTAGGCCCTATCGGCAGTGAGCTGTATACTAGTTATCAAGATTACAAAGCATCAAGAAAAGATTGGGAGCATGCATACACAAATGGCCTAGATCTTTTAGGATTTAAATACGAGGAAAAATCTGAGCCTTTCAAAGGTGCATCAGGTGCAACACACCCTGTATTAGCAGAAGCTGTTACACAGTTTCAATCATTAGCTTACAAAGAATTATTACCATCACAAGGCCCTGTTAGAACACAGATCATTGGCCTGCCAACTCCAGACAAAGAGCAACAAGCTTTGCGTGTAAAAGAGTTTATGAATTATCAAATAATGTCAGAGATGAAAGAGTATGAACCTGAGTTTGATCAGATGTTATTCTATCTACCACTTTCAGGTTCTACATTTAAAAAAGTTTATTACGATGAGATTATGCAGAGAACAGTTTCTAAATTTGTTCCTGCAGATGATTTAATTGTTCCGTATTCAGCTACCTCATTAGATGATGCGGAAACAATTATTCATGTAGTTAAGATATCAGAAAACGAATTAAGAAAGCAGCAAGTCGCCGGATTCTACAGAGATGTTGAATTGACACCAGGACAAGGCGAAGAAACAGAATCAGAGAAAAAAGAAAGAGAACTAGATGGCATGAGTAAAAGTAGAGATCAGGCCATGTTCAATTTACTTGAGTGTCATGTCAATTTAGATATTGAAGGTTTCGAGGATGTAGATTCACAGGGACAGGCAACAGGCATCAAGCTGCCTTACATCGTTACACTTGAAGAAGGTTCAAGAGAAGTATTATCTATTAGAAGAAACTATGAAGTAGGTGATCCTACTAAAACTAAAATACAATATTTTGTTCATTTTAAATTTTTACCAGGTTTAGGTTTCTATGGTTTTGGTTTGATTCACATGATTGGTGGATTATCAAGATCAGCTACAGCAGCGTTAAGATCGTTGCTTGATGCCGGAACCTTTTCTAATCAGCCATCAGGATTCAAGATGCGTGGCATCAAGATGAGAGACGAAGCTCAACCAATACAACCGGGTGAGTTTAGAGATGTCGATGCACCAGGTGGTAATTTAAGAGATGCATTCATGCCTTTACCATTCAAAGAACCATCAGGCACATTGTTGTCATTGATGGGTATCGTGGTTCAGGCTGGTCAAAGGTTTGCTTCCATCGCTGACTTACAAGTCGGTGAGGGCAATCAACAGGCTGCAGTTGGTACAACTGTTGCCATGTTAGAAAGAGGATCTAGAACAATGTCAGCCATCCACAAGAGGCTCTATGCCTCAATGAGAAGAGAGTTTAGTTTAATGTCTAGAGTCTTTAAACTTTATCTCCCTCCAGTTTATCCCTATGACGTTGTCGGCGGTCAAAGAGAAATCAAACAAGCGGATTTCGATGACCGTATAGATATACTGCCGGTTGCAGATCCCAATATCTTTAGCCAAACGCAAAGGATATCTTTAGCTCAGACAGAAATGCAACTGGCAGCTTCTAACCCTGCAATACATAATCAGTATGAAGTATACAGAAACATGTATGAAGCATTAGGTGTAAAAGATATTGATTTAATTTTAAAAAGACCACAACCACCAGCACCAAAAGATCCTGCATTAGAACATATTGATGCTTTAGGTGGTGCACCGTTTCAAGCGTTTCCTGGTCAAGACCATCAAGCACACATCACTGCACACTTAAACTTTATGGAAACTAATTTAGTTAAGAACTCACCAGCGATAGGTGCTGCAATACAAAAAAATATTCTAGAACATATTAGTTTAATGGCACAAGAGCAGGTCGAGATGGAGTTTCAACAAGAGTTACCGCAACTTGCACAGATGCAACAGATGGCAATGCAGAATCCACAGCTACAACAACAGGTTAGAATGCTAGCAGAGAAGATAGATGGTAGAAAAGCTGTGTTGATATCAGAAATGATGAACGATTTTGTAAAAGAAGAGAACAAAATTACGTCACAATTTGATAATGATCCGATCGCTGCACTAAGATCTAGAGAAATAGACCTACAAGCAAGAGAAAATCAGAGAAAAGAGCGTGAAGGTAAGGAAAGATTAGACCTAGATCGTATGAAAGCGATGATGAATGACCAAAATCAAGACGAAAAGCTAGAACAGAACGAAAAATTATCAAAACTAAGAGCAGATACGTCTATACAGAAGACAATTTTAAGTAAAACAGTGCCTTCAAGTGATAGAATACCTGATCAAGTGTCAATAATTAGAGGAGAGGAGTAATTTTATGTGGTTTAGTGCACTTAAACTTGGCTTAAACGCTGCAACACACATTTATAAGAAAAAACAAGAGACGAAGATGGCCATGGCAGACGCTCAACACATGCATGCATCTAAAATGGCTAGAGGTGAGAGCGAATACCAAGGTAAATTATTAGAAGCTAGACAATCAGACTGGAAGGACGAGTTCGTTTTGATCGTGCTCACATTGCCCATCCTGGTGATTGCTTGGGGGGTCTTCTCGGACGATCCGGGTGCAGCTGCAAAGATAAAAGAGTTCTTTGAACAGTTTCAACAACTGCCCAGCTGGTTTACGAATTTATGGATTCTTGTCGTAGCGAGTATCTATGGTATAAAGGGAACACAAATATTTAAAAACGGAGGAAAAAAATAATGCCAAATAGACTATACAACAAACAAGTCTCACCTAAAGGTTACAAAAATGGTGGACGTGTTAAAAAAATGGGCGGTGGAATGATGAAAAGAAAGCCTATGATGAAAGGATCTAAACCTGACTTTTTAGATTTAGATAAAGATAAAAATAAAACTGAACCTATGAAGCAAGCAGCTAAACAAGCTAAAGGCATGATGAAGGGCGGAAGAGTTAAGAAGATGGGCGGAGGAATGTCCAAATTAAATCCAGGCCTTAGAAAATTCTTGATGTCTAAGAAAAAAGGTAAGTAATGGCTGGTAAAGGTTTGTACGCAAACATTGCAGCAAAAAGAGCTAGAATCAAAGCTGGCTCTGGAGAGACAATGAGAAAAAAAGGTACAAAAGGTTCACCAACTGCAGCTAACTTTAGAAGAGCTGCACAAACAGCGAGGAAAAAATAATGACTAAATTATGTCCTAGAGGTAAAGCAGCAGCAAAGCGTAAATTCAAAGTTTACCCGTCTGCATATGCTAACGCCTACGCCTCTAAAATTTGTGCTGGTAAAATCAAAGATCCATCTGGTTTGAAGAGAAAAGACTTTAGAGGCCCTAAAAAAGCTGAGGGTGGTAGAGTGTATAAAGCAGGTGGTGGACTTATGGAGGCTACACAGAGATTAAGACGACAAGGTCTTGGCATGGGTGGTAGCGCTTGCATACAAATAAAAGGTTTTGGTAAAGCACGAAGACCAAATAAATAACATGGCAAAGAACGGTTTAAAAAAATGGTTTGCCCAGAAGTGGGTGGATATTGGTAGCAAAAAGAAAGATGGTTCTTTTGCTAAGTGTGGCCGTTCAAAACAAAAAGCTGACGCTAAACGTAAGTATCCAAAGTGTGTGCCTCTTGCTAAAGCAAGACGTATGACAGAGGGACAAAGAAAATCAGCGGTATCTAGAAAAAGAGCAGTCGCTCAAGGTGTTGGTGGTAAACCAACTAATGTAAAAACTTTCACTAAAAGAGCAAAAGCTGCAAAAGGTTATGCAGCGGGTTATATTGGTAAAAGCATTAAAGGTAACTATGGAGGAGTTGAGTTATCTAATCCATCGTATGTAAAATATTACGGTAGAAAGTTCATGCCATGAGAAATGATTTTGCAGTAAGAGAAGAGTTAGCAAAAGGAGGCATGCCTCCTAGAAATAAGAAAAATTTTAGACCAACTAAAAAAGGTGCAGGCATGACTGCAGCTGGAGTTAAGGCTTACAGAAGACTTAATCCAGGTTCTAAATTAAAAACAGCGGTCACTGGCAAAGTCAAACCAGGATCTAAAGCTGCTAAAAGACGTAAATCATTCTGCGCGAGAAGTGCAGGCCAAATGAAGAAGTTTCCTAAAGCTGCGAGAGATCCTAATTCAAGATTAAGACAAGCTCGTAGAAGATGGAAATGTTAAAAAATTTTTTTAAAAAAATATTAGGCATAGATAAATTAGAATATAAAATTAGATTATTAGAAAGAAAAAATTATTGGAGAGAAAAATATCATGGTAGCAAAAGTATCAACGATAAAAGATAAAATTAGGAAAGGTAAGAAACTTGGATTTAGTGAGAGAGCTCGTGCGGTTTCTAAAGGATTATTACCTTCCAAAGCAAAAAAGGAGAAAAATGAAAAAACAAAAAGGTAAAATAAAAAAAGTCAT